TACGGCAGGGCCTTATTACAACCTGCTTAGCCCTATGCGTAAGGTGCAGATAACAGCTACCTATGACGGCGTGACCTATCCAATCTTTAGCGGCTTCATTACAGGCTATAACACGGTAACGCCACGTAATGCAGGTGAGTTGGCTTATACAACTATCACGGCAGTAGATGCCTTACGCCTTGCACAAAATGCACAGATTTCTACGGTGACAGGTGCAACGGCAGGTGACCTAAGTGGCACACGCATAAATGAAATCTTAGATCAGATAGCTTGGCCAGCAACTATGCGCGATGTAGATGCAGGTCTAACAACTATGCAGGCAGACCCTGGCACTGCTCGTACGGCGCTAGCAGCGATGCAAACCGTAACTACGAGTGAGTATGGGGCGCTCTATGTCAATGCCTCAGGCTCGTTTGTATTCCAAGATCGTACGGTAACTGTTAGCTCAGTGGCCAATACGCCTACGGTATTCAACGATGATGGCACAGATATTGCCTATAGCAACGCGGTATGGAAGCTAGACGATACGCTCATATTCAACTCAGCCAGCATTACAGCAACAGGGCTAGCAACTCAGACTGCTACTAATGCTACAAGTATTGCCAAGTACTTTATTCACAGCTACAACCAACAGAATCTGCTGATGCAGACTACAGCCGTGGCCCTAGATTATGCCCGTGCCTACGTGGCCAGCCGCCAAGAGACAACCATACGGTGCGATTTACTAGAGCTAGACCTTTACACAGATAACTATGACTTAGGCATAAAGGCAGCCTTGGGCTTAGATTTCTTTGACAACGTAACTGTTACAACTAACCAGCCAGGGGTATCAACCATTACTAAGACATTACAAGTATTTGGCGTGTCCATGTATATCAGACCTAATAACTGGAAGGTTTCATTTACTACACTAGAGCCCATCATTGACGGCTTTATTATCGGATCAACGTTATACGGCGTACTCGGTACGAACGTGTTTAGTTACTAAGGAGATAAAATGCCAACATGGCCAGCAGTTACGGGTGACGTAGTTACCTCGACATTATGGAATGGGCTCCCTGCCTTTACCTTGAACGCAACGGCAACGGCTGACTACACAGCAGTAATTGCCGATAGTTACCAAGTCTTGCAACAGATGAACAAGGCAACAGCTATAGCCTTTAAGATTCCTACTAACGCATCCGTGGCTATTCCTGTCGGATCAGTTATCACCGTGCTAAATATCGGTGTAGGTACTTGCACAATAAGTGCGGTAACACCTGGCACAACTACAGTGCTAAGTGCTGGTGCAACAGCTGCAAGTCCTACACTTGCACAATATAAAAGCGCAGCATGTATTAAAGTAGCAACTGATACATGGTACATAGTAGGTGCGGTAGGTTAATGTTAAACATTACAAGTGCAATAAATAGCCCTGCTCAACCAATATTGCCTGCACCTACTACTGCCGATTATCTGGTAGTCGCAGGTGGTGGTGGTGGTGGTTCCGCATCAGGCTTTGGTGAAACAGCAGCTGCAGGCGGTGGTGCAGGTGCATTACGCACAGCAGCAGCTTTAGCAATTAGCGGCTCATTTACTGTAACCGTCGGTGCAGGTGGTGCAACAGCATCGAGTGGATCAGATGGTGGCACGGGTAATAACTCAGTATTTTCATCTATCACATCAAGTGGTGGCGGTGGTGGTGGTGGAAGCACAGCACCTGCAGGTACTAACGGTGGTTCTGGTGGTGGTGGCTGTAATGGTGCAGCAGGCGGTACAGGGACTACAGGCGGTAACTCTGGTGGCTCAGGTCAAACTTGGGCCGCAGGCGGCGGCGGCGGTGCAAACGCAGCAGGTACAAGTGGCGCGGCAAATAACAATGGTGCAGGCGGCGCTGGTGGCGCTGGCATATCTAATTCTTATTCAGGTAGTGCGGTCACTTATGCAGGCGGTGGTGGTGGTGGTGCATACCTTGGCACAGTAGGTGCTGGTGGTTCAGGCGGCGGCGGTGCAGGTGGAAAGCAATCACCTAACACAAACCCTGTAGCAGGTGCTGCAAACACAGGCGGTGGTGGTGGTGGTAATTACGGCGGTGTATCTGTCGGTGTTGCAGGCGGTTCAGGAATTGTAATTCTTAGGTATGCAAATACAAGTGCTGATTTTACTTCTATCGGTGGCGGATTAACTTATACGTATGCAAATACTGGCGGATACAAGATTTATCAATTTACAGCAGGAACAGGAACGGTGACAATCTAATGGCACATTATGCATTTTTAGATTCTAATAACATAGTTACCGAAGTTATACCTGGCAAAGATGAAACTGAACTAATAGATGGTCTAGCCCCTGAAGTTTGGTACGGTAATTATCGTAACCAAATCTGCAAACGTACTTCATATCATGGCAATATACGCAAGAATTACGCAGGAATTGGTTACACATATGATGAAGCACGCGATGCATTTATTGCACCTAAGCCAACATGTCATGTTGATCTAATTAGTTTCGATGAGCAGACATGCCAATGGAATTGTACGGGAGATCACGGTGGAAAGTAGCTATAACGGCTGGCCTGCATCAAAGGATCGTGCAGCGATTGGCATAAAGTCTTACACAGTGCCAGGCACTACGGTAAAGCTTGCATGCGCCGAAAAGGTAGCGCCGTTATTGATTGCATTTGCTGCAGACTTTCACAAGCTAATAGAGCCGATAGATGGCTCAAATGACGACTGGGGATTTTGTTACAGAAATATAAGGGGCAGCACTGACAAACTCAGCAATCACTCATCAGGCACGGCACTCGATCTAAATGCTACTCAGCATGCACTAGGTAAGGCAGGCACATTTGATGCAGCTAAAGTGCCAATGATTCAGGCCCTGGCTAAGAAGTACGGCCTAAAATGGGGCGGCGATTATGTCAATCGTAAAGATGAAATGCACTTTGAGATAGCTTTAGATGCAGCCAAGGTGGCGGCATTGATAACTAAATTGGAGCTAAAGCATGCCTAAATCAACAGTAATTACCGTAACAACTACAGCTGCAATAGCTGTACCTGCCAACATAGGAGATCAAACCGTTAATCTGCATAGCTCTAGCGGCACTCTATATATAGGCGGTCCAGACCTGACAGCTGCTAATGGCTACAAGCTAGATAACGGCGATAAACTTACAATTTTGGTAGGCGGGTCAGAGGCGTTATACGCAATAACAAGCTCAGGTACAGCTACCCTGTACGTGCTTAGCCAAGTTAACTAAGGGCGCTAAAGGAGATAACCATGAAGGACCAACTAATAGCAGCGCTTGCATCATATGCCCGTGCTGCACTTGCATGCGTCGGTGCGCTTTACATGTCAGGTATCACTGACCCTAAGGTGCTAGCTAATGCATTTGTAGCAGCTGCACTTGCACCGATTCTAAAAGGCATTGATCCAAAAGAAAAACAGTTTGGCGTAGGCGCTAAATAAATGCATCGCTTGATAGGGGTGGCGATATTTGCGCTGCTCCTATCAGGATGCGGCTACCAAGGATGGGTAAGATATGACTGCCAAAATTACGAACGGTGGGCCTCTAAAGAGTGCCAGCCGCCTAGATGTGAAGTTACGGGAGTCTGCTCTAAGGACCTACTCCCCAAAGAAGTCTATGAAACGCCTAACCCCTGAGGAATTACACGCAAGGCTCATAGTCTTTATTGGCTGCACTCTAGCTGTGGTATTTGCTTTATCAGTTATGGCTTTTATTGATTTGCTCACGACACTTACCGTATTCCTTACAGGATCACTGGGCGGTGTCTTAGCATCTAATGGCTTGAAGTCGAGACAACCTACGCCTGAAAAGCCGAACGACACGCCGAGTGCAGGCTAAGACTTGAAACATGTCGGTTAGTCGCTTCATACTGTAGCCAACACCTAGTAACGGTGCTAGGGGCTAAGAGTAAGGGCTGCAAGATGACTACATACAGTTTATGGATGATGGTGCTATACGGTGTTATTGCATCAGGTTTAGGGGCAGTATTTGCCTATGCTAAAGGCTTCAAGGATGGACACAGTGAGGGCTACGTGCGTGGCCGTGCAATATCGGCTGCTATAGCTGACAGGAGCAAACTCTAATGGCTACATTTCTAGATAATTATGAGGATGTAAATGCTCGCATCAAACGCTTTA